GTAATCATGGCCGACATGAGGATCAAAGCTAACAGAAAGAGCATCGGTAAGCAACTCAGGAATAGCACCCTTGTCAGCGTTAGATTTTTCGGGTTCATCCAATATTTTAATTGAGTTGACAACGGCGTTGTAGATTGCTTTGTCTTGACAGAATTTCTCTGTTGACTCCAATAACCATTGAATGTCCGATTTCTCATCATTTTGTCCCTCTAGATAAGTTAATAATTCTGTTACATTTTCAAATTCTTCATCTTTTAATGTTGTATTATCTAATTCAATTATTAATGCCTCTTTGGTGGGTAAATTATTATACTTTTCGATAAACTTGTTAATTTCTGTATATAATAATTTATCTGTATGTTCAACAAAATATTCTTTACTAAGAAAGGGTATAACCTTCCGAGAATACTCTTCATTATGAATCAGATTTTTAAGTATTATTGTTTCTATCCGCTGCTGCATGTTTGTCCATTTGTCGTTGTAAAATTTCTATTACCCATTCACCTAATCGTTTTTCAAATGCCTGTCCATCTTCTTCTGAAATTTCATGACCTAAATCATGTGGAGGCACCTCAATATCATATTCATATTGACAAGCTATATCATTACCATCTAATTCTTGTTCTACCAATTTAAATGAAGTATATCTAACTATTGCACCATCAAATGGTGAATTGTCTCTTACTAATACACATAATGAGTTATCTTTTGGATCATTTGGATTAGTACATTCTTTATATAATGCATCACTCATCATCCTTTACCTCACTTTCTTCATCAAAGCCACCATATAAAAATTCTTTTTTTGCGGCCTCATTTAATGCTTTCATGATATCATCAGTAAAATATTTTTCTGGATCATTTAATATTTGTTTTCCAAATACTTTTGTGCCATCTGGCATTTCAAACCTTGTTGATACTTTCTTTAGTATATCATACTTTTCGGCTAATTCAAGTAGTCCATAATATCTGTTCAAACCTTGATCATATCGCAAAAGAACATCGACTCTTTTATTCTCTTTAGTCAATCTCGACTTGAAATTTTTACAATGTATTACATTACCAACAACATCTGTTCCTTCTTTCTCTTTTCGTTTAGAAAGAAAAATGATTGTAGATGCCGCATATTGTAATCCAGAACCACCACCCATTACATCAGTTGGGAACATTGTGCCGACTTGTTTGTATGTATGATTTGTCACAAGTAAAGGAATTCCCGCTTTACCTAACTTGAGTGTCAAGACTCTGAAACACCCTTTGACAAGTTGTGCTCGCGTCATGTCCTTTGTCTCTTTACCATCGGTAATGTCAGTAACTTCTTTTGTTGTCGATAACATTCCGAGAGAATCTAGGACCATCATTATAGGTTTATCTTCTGTATGATTTTCTACTACTTTAACTGCTTGATGTGTAAATTCTTGAATCGTAGTAACAGGAAGAATTATCATTCGTTTTGAATCGATTCCTCTTTCCTCAATCATATCTTTTGTTAATGCGGATTCAGACTCAAAATACAAAACACCGCCGCTAGGATTATCTGCAAGAAACTGTTTGACCATACCCAATGCAAAGAATGTTTTTCCAGTTGCAGTTTCTCCTGCCAGAGCTGTAATTTTGTTTGACGGAATTCCTCCATAAATATCTCCTGAAACTAATGCGTTTAAAATATAACTTCCTGTATCTACATGTCCAGTAACATCACCGGCTTCAACTCCATCCGAAACTTTTGTTGCAAATTCATTACCTGTCGCTTTTAATAAATTATCTAAATAATCACTCATGTTTTTTCCTTGTACTAAGTTCCTTTTTAAGTTCTTGTATTTGTATATTCAACTCTGCTCTTTCAGAATAAGATTCAACATGCCCTCTTTCAGTATATAACTCTGTTACTAAATCTTCCAAATCTTCTGTGAGCCAACCGCCGTAATCAGTATTTGTTGTCATTTCGTACCTCAATAATATGATAGCCTTGTTCTTGTTGACCACTTGCAAATTTGTATGCGTCTTTCATATTATCAAAAGTCATATAACTAATTGAATCTGGATCAATATCTACTGAATGATTTAAGTTTTTCATTTGTGCATGAGACCCTGAACGCTCTTTAACCATTTGTTTGTAGGTCTTCTTTGCATATCGTACCATTATACTTCCTGCCATATTTACTCCTATTATACACTATATAAAGAAATTGTCAAGACTAGAACGTTTTTCGGTGTCCCAGCCAATTACATCCAATACTCCTTTTAATGGTTCTAAAAATGCTTTTTCAAATTGTGTGTCATAATCTATATATTTCTCTAACTCAAACTCTTTAGGTAAACTATTTGTTATAGAAATTACTTTATCACCTGCAGGATTTGGATCTCTGAGATAGGCAAACTTAATCTTCTCACCCTCTTGTATAACTGAATATTTTTTAGTTAATTTATTGGATCTAAGCATATGATTATAAATCAAAGAACCTTTCACATGAATTGGTGTACCTTTTTTATAAACTGCCGCCGGATCCTTATATTTCTTAAGTCCATTCACCGACCTTGGAAAGGCAATAGACTCCATATTCAAACCAAAAAACTTTTCTTTAAACGTTTCAATATAACTAATCACATCATCTTCTGTGCCTGAAATAATAATATTGAAAATCTCTCTTAAAGAATCTCTACATGCTTCTGGTGTGGAACTTTTAATGGCCTCAATTCCCACAATCTTTAGTTTTGGTTCTTCGTATCGAACACCCTCAGAATCATGAACGTTCAGAATATAATGTTTCTTTGCGGTCCAAATACCTGTATCAGCAATGACCTCGCGTTTCATGACCATCTTTTGTTGATAAGCATTTACATACTCAGCCAATTCATCATAATTCTTTTTAATTACTTCTTCTATTCTTCCACAGGCCTTGTCCAAGAATTCAATGATTTTTTCTTTATCGGTAATACCAATTCTAGAAACAAGACTATCAAGACAAACATATAAAGAATCGGTATCCATAGCAACAATATAGTCAACATTTTCTGTACCTAATGTTTTGTTTAAATAACCGTTCACGGCATTTTCAGCCCATTGAATTGATAACTGACCTGCGGCTGTTACAGCCTCTGCATTACGTTCATCATAATAACGAAACCATTGATTACCCATTGCGCCATAGGCAGAGTTTAATGCAATCTTTAGATTTTGTTGATAATTATAATATTGTGACAATTTATTTGGATCGGAGTTTCTTCCCTTTTTCTGTTCAGCCAACATCTTCTGTTTATATGTCACCCTATCATTATACATTTTCTCCATTAATTTAGGAAGAAACCCTTGTTTATCTCTACGATAAACAGACCCATTCGGTGTAACTGTAATATCTTTTACTTTCCAAATGCTTGTGTCAAATTCTTTATTGACTAATCCATCTACACCAATATCATCTTTCCATGACCCTAGAATAGTTTCTGGGGAAATGTTGTACTGCATGATCAAATGTGGATATAGACTATTCAAGTCAAAACTAACAATCCACTCATGTCTACCAGTTTGTGGTGCCTTAACATAAGCACCCTCATACATATCTCCTTTACTAAATTTTTTCTTTTGTGGAATTACAACCTTTTCACTCAAAAGATGATTGTAAATAATACAGTCCCACATTCTTGTCTGTGCAAATACATCTGTGAAATTACACTTTGACAAATATGCCAGAGAAATAATCAATTCTAAAAGTTTCAATTTCTTCTCAAGCCGATCCACTAATAATACATCTTGAATATTGTATTCAATAAACTTCTGATAATCTGTTCTGTACAATTCATGTAATGTATTTACTTCAGAATAATCTAACTTCTTTTGACCTAATTCTACATTAGCAATGTGGTCTAACCGATATGATTCACGATTAGTATAAGTAAATTTCTTATAAGCATCTAAGTAATCAATTTCAGACACACCATAGATTTCATAAGTCTGAACTTCACGGCCACCCATACCAAAGATTTTCTGTTCTTTGACAAACCCCCATGGCGAGAGTTTCTTGACCCATGTTTCATTCAAAATACTTCGAATTCGATTGATTAAATATGGAGTATCAAATGTTTTGGTATTCCAACCAGAAATCACATGAGGACAATTCTGTTGCCAGTACATAACAAACTGTTCTAGTAATTGTCGTTCATCACCACATTTGTTATATGTAATATTCTCTTGATCATTCTTGAAGTCTGAACATCCCCAGACTTGAATATCATCACCCATCTTTGTTGTAATTGCGATGACTTCTTCATCAGCTCGTTGAGGATCAGGAAACCCATGTTCAGAACCAACCTCAATATCAATATATAACATTCTGAGATGTTCTATATTGTAATCGACATTTTCTGGATATGTTTCAGCAATAAAAGAATAATTATAATTTGTATGACCGTAGATTTTCATGTTATCTACACCTTCATACTTTTTTACTGATTCGCGGGTTTCTTTAATAGAACCCCATTGAACAGGAGCAACTGGCTCATCATCAAGTGTTCGCCAGTCAGTTTTAGTTGTGGTAGGAATGTATAAGGTAGGTTTGAATTCGTGGCGTTCTTCAAAGGGAAGACCGTTTTCGATCCCTCTTTCGAAAATAAAATTTCCGAGACATACTACATTAGTATAAAATTTTGACATTTATTTTTTAGGATACCAGTTAGTTCGGGTTTGTTTATCATAATCACTATTAATTTCATCTAATCTATTATAACATAGTTTTATGTGTTTGTCAACCCATGACCGGCCCTGAAAAGCTCCAATAGTAAATAAAATTTGAAGATATATTTTAATTACTATCTCTTGTATTTTATGCAGAAACGAAACCACTTTTATATTGTACACCATTTTTTGTTTTAAGAGCAGTCATTATTTTTTTACGATTACCCATTAAATTATAACTACAATGTACCCATCCACTATTTGGATTTTTACCATCATAAAATTCTAAAATGAGTTGATCAAATTCTAAATTTTTTGAAATCCATTTTGCTAAATCTGGA